CATTGGATATAGAACGTTGTATGAGGTTGGAGTAGGCTCTTATAATGTTGCTATTGGAGATATGGCTGGTTTTCGGATAATGAGTGGTTCATCAAATGTACATGTAGGTTACGAAGCTGGAAAATTTACTACTGGTTCTGCTAACACATTTATAGGATATTGGGCTGGTTATGGTGGATTAGGAAACACTTTTCCTTATAGTTCAGGTCAGAATAATGTTGCTATGGGATACGAAAGTCTTTTAAAGTTCACTACTGGTGGTAACAATGTATCCATTGGACACAGTGCTAATCGTGAATTAACCACTGGTAATAATAATGTGTCACTAGGTCATACTGCTAATTATCGTAACCAAACTGGTGTAGAGAATACAGCAATCGGTAGAGCAGCAATGTATGGTGTTGATGGTAATTCACATTCATATAATGTTGCTGTAGGTAGTTTAAGTTTATACGGAATGACCACAGGCGGCTCTAATATAGGAGTTGGGGTACGTGCTGGTCAGAGTCTAACAACATCTAGTGGTTCGGTATTTATTGGCCATTATGCTGGTCAAAATGTAACAACCGCTAATGGAAGTGTTGGGATAGGTTACGAAGCATTACAGAGTAAAACAGGAGGAGTAAGTGTTGGTATAGGTTATCAAGCTGGAAAAGCAGAAACTAATCCTGGTAATCAAGGTTCGGTATATATCGGATATAAAGCTGGTCAAGGAATTGTTAATTCAGATGTAGTAATGATTGGATATAAGGCTGGCTCATCATATAGTGGTATTGGTAAAGGTGAGGGAGTTACTTTGGTTGGGGGTAGTGCTGGTTTAAACTCAAACGATGATGCTATAAATAACACTGCAGTTGGTTATACTACTCTCTATTCTAATACCGCAGGTGCTAGAAATACTGTAATGGGTAGAAGCGCAGGATTTGAGATTACAACTGGTGATGATAATACTCTTATTGGATATAACGCAGCAGGCCCACTTACTGGTAATAGAAATACTGCTATCGGTGCTGGAGCGATGCAAGATGTTGATGCTGGTTCAACTTCTGGTGGTTCTTCGGATAATACATTTATTGGTTATGCTGCTGGTGGTGGAACTTGGGCAGACGCGGCTTCATACAATAATATAGGTATCGGTAGTTATGCATTAGATGCCGCTTTGAATGGTGCAATATATAATGTTGCTATAGGAGTTTCTACTTTAAGTGCTTTAACCACAGGAGACAATATGGTCGCCATAGGTCAAGGTGCTTTACAAGAACAAACAACTGGAGCTGGTAATATCGCTATCGGTAGAGCAACTATGAATGTTCATAAAAATGGTAGTTATAATATTGCTATTGGTAACCAAGCTATGAAAGATACTAATGCTGGTTCAACTTCCGAAGCTTCTGCACATAATATTTTTATAGGAAATTTAGCAGGTGGTGGAACTTGGGAAAATGCGACTTCTAATTATAATGTTGCTATCGGTAACTATAGTATGGATTCAGCTTTAAATGGTGCTAGTAGTAATGTTGCTATGGGATATTATGCTTTAAGCTCGATAACTACGGCGGATAATAATATTGCTATCGGGTATGAGGCAGCAAAATCTATAACTACAGGCATAAATAATACTGTATTCGGATATCAAGCTTTACAATCAGCAACCGGAAATGATTACAATACTGCTATTGGATACCGTACTCTTTACTCTATATCAGGTTCAGACGCTTCTGAAGGTAGATATAATGTAGCAGTTGGACACCAAGCTGGATACTCAACCACCACAGCAAATCTGAATACTTTTGTGGGTGGTAGTGCTGGTTATAGTAACACAACTGGTGGTGGTAACACTTTTCTCGGTAATGCTGCTGGTCAAAACAACACAACAGGAGTTAATAATGTCTATGTGGGATACCTTTCTGGTTTTTACCAATCAGTAGGTGGTGAGAATGTTGCTGTTGGTCAGCAAAATTTTTATGGTTCGGCTAATGAAGCTAATTCTTCAACTGGTTGTGTTGCAATCGGATTTCAAGCAGCGTATGGTTCAAACGCAGGAACTGGTGTTACAGCCGTAGGTAGGGGTGCTTTAAGACAGATTGCAGATTCGGGTTCATATACTACCGCAGTTGGACAAAATTCTGGATATTATGCAAGTGGCTCCTACAACACATTCGTGGGTGCACTAGCAGGAAGGGGTGGAACAACATCTGCTCCGTTTAGTTCAGGTCAGTATAATACTTCGCTTGGATATAACTCTTTTGCTGCTTTCACAACAGGTCAATATAATACAGTTATTGGTTACAACGCCGGTGATGCTATCACGACTGCAAATTTCAGTACGCTTGTCGGTGCCAATGCTGGTAGTTCGATAACCACACAACAATACAATACATTGGTTGGTTCTTATTGTGGTTTTGGATTAGATTCTGGAGATGGTCAGAATACGGCTCTTGGTAGAGAAGCATTGTACTATGGTGATGGTAGTGCTAACAATGTTGCTATCGGTCAGTTAGCTCTGTACGGAGCATCCGGTACTAACAATGCTACCGCTAATATTGCAGTAGGAAATTCAGCTCTTCAAAATACTTCTACAGGTGACTTCAATGTTGCTATAGGATATAAAGCCGGTGAGAAAAATAATAGTAGTCAAAACATTTTCATTGGAAACCTTGCATCAGGTTCTGGTGCCGACCAAGAAATCGTAATAGGTTCTGGTACAAGCACATATCAGAATCCATTAATCGGCGGTGGTACTGAAACAATCAGAATAGGTAGAGCATCAGACTTTATCACAAACGATTTCGGTGAGAATGCTACTTGGACACACTCTTCAGATAGAAGAATTAAAAAAGATATAAAGGATACCAATTTAGGATTAGAATTTATACTTAAACTACAACCAAAAGAATTTAAGAAAAAAGCACCAAGCGAATACCCACCTGAGTTTGAACAATATGATGCTAGCGTAACAGAGAGAAAGAATCCAGATAGAATACATTATGGGTTTGTGGCTCAAGAGGTTAAAGAGGCGATGGATAAGGTTGGACACTCAGAGTTTCCTGTTTGGAAGGAAAATAGGGATGGAATGCAAGAGTTGGGTGAAGCTGAATTGATTACACCTCTTGTAAAAGCAGTTCAAGAACTAACAGAAATCGTAAAATCTCAACAAAAAGAGATAGAAGAGTTAAAAAACAAATAAAAAATCGTATTTCGGATATTTATCTGATATATATTACTATTAATAAACAAAACTAAGGAGTTATTAAAATGGCTGATGAAATTAAATTTACTGATGAAGAGCTGAAGTCTCTTCAAGAGTTAAGTCAAAGTTATCAAAACATTCAAGCGTCTTTCGGACAATTAAAAGTTCAGAAGATTCTTAATCAACAACAAGCTGATGCTTTAGAAGAAGCTGAAGTAAAGATGGATTCTGATTATAAGGAAATTCAAGACAACGAGCGTAAGTTGGTTGAAGAGTTGAATGAAAAGTACGGTCCTGGTCAATTAGACCCACAGACTGGAGTTTTCACACCTGCGCCTAAAGAAGAAGCTGCTGAAGAAGTAGAACAATCTTAAATAAATCCTTAATCGGTTGTATTTTGAGAATTTTCCTTATATTTATATATAAGAATTTTCATATTAATTTTTTAAACCTTTAAAGGAGAAAACACATGGCAGAGAGAATAGTCAGTCCAGGTGTATTCACTCGTGAGAGAGATTTATCTTTTTTACCTCAAGGAGTATCTGAGATAGGTGCAGCTATAATTGGTCCAACTAATAAAGGCCCAGCTTTTGTACCTACAATTGTAAGAAATTTCGAAGAGTTTGAGAAGATTTTTGGTTCTTATAGTGGTGATTACTATACACCTTTTACAGTCAAGAACTATTTAGATAGTGCAGGAACTGTAACAATAGTCAAAGTTGGATATCTTGGTGGATACAAAGTATCAGGATTCAACTTAGTAATAAGTGGTTCGGGTTCAACAAAATTTGTTGCAGCTCAGTTCTTACCAGCAAAACCAAACAATAGCGGTGAAGGACTAATAAGTGGTTCTTTCAACCAAGCTGCTACTTCAATTTCAGCTAGTGCTTTTAATCTTGTACTAAATGGTGCGAATGCAACTGCTAGTGTTAGTAACTTAACACTACAAGAAACAGGTTCACCTAATGGTGGATTATCAAATGTTTCTTCTAACTTTGTATTAAATAAGATACCATCTGCACCTAATGCACAAAAAATAGGTAGTACAAATGCATCTGCTTACTTGTATAAATTCTTTAGAACAAATCTAAGTGCTTCTTTTGCTAATGGAACAGTATCACCAAGTTCTTCTCTATCAATTGAGAATATTGCTGATAATGGTGTTGATTTCGCTTCGGGTACTGAGACAATAGATACTTCTGATGGTAATTATATATCAACCATTAGTGGTAACTCAGATGCGGCTTCTGCTAGAACACCTTTCATTCAAGCACAAGATGGTACTGATTTATTCAGAATCTATACTAGAGGAGCTGGTACAGATACAAACAATCATTACGCAGTAATAAGAGATATTAAGAGACCACAAAATTCTAACTCAAGTCCAGATTACGCTGAATTTGGTTTAGCTATTTACTCTGTAGATGGTAACTTATTAGAAGCTTATAATAATCTAAACATGGATCCTGATTCTTCTAACTATATTGTTAAAGTAATTGGTGACCAGTTTGAAACTGTAAATAATGATGGTGAGATTACTTCTTATGGTGATTATCCTAATCTTTCACAACTTATAAGAATAGGTGACCACAAAGAAGATACATTCGAAAGTAATCCATCTTTACAACCTATGGGATATGCTTCAGTACTAGACCCAATTGTGTCTACTGCTAGTGTTCCATCAGCTTCTTTTAATCGTAGTCAGACAATACCTCGTGTTTCTGCTGATTATAAAGAAAACTTACCATATGGATTTAAAATCGATTCTCGTTTTGGTGATGATGAGTTGGCAACAAATAAAGAATATTTGTCTCCAATACCTAAGAGTGAAACTGCTGGTGCAAATGTAGATTTTAGTCTACTGAACATGAAAGGGTTTGGTACTACTGAAAGTTCAGAGTTTACAAAGTATACTAACTTTACTATTGCTACAGTAAACCTATCAATATCATCTTCAGTACAGCAGCTAAAGTTTGCTGTTCCATTTCAGCATGGATTTGATGGTATTAACCCAGCAGCTCCAAAGCATACTGGTACTTCTATTAGTTCTGCTAATACAATGGGATTTGATTGTTCAGATGCCTCTGCTAGTGGTTCTGTTGCTTACAAAAGAGCTATAAACGCTGTTAGTAATCCTGATGAGTATGATATCAATATGTTGGTAACACCAGGTATTATTCATAAACATCATTCAGTAGTTAGTAACCATGCAATTGATAAAGTAGAAGCTAGAGCTGATGCTTTTTATGTAATGGATGGCTCTGATATTGACGATAATGTTTCTACAGCGGTTAATAATGTGGTTAACATAGATAGTAACTATGTTGCTACTTATTATCCTTGGGTTAAGATGGATGATCCTTCTAAGAGTTCAGGCACTGTTCTTGTACCACCATCAGTAGTAATACCAGGTGTGATTGCTTTCACAGATAGTGTAGCTCATGAGTGGTTTGCTCCTGCTGGATTAAACAGAGGTGGACTAACAAATGTTAGAATGACTAAGAAGAAACTTACTCATACCGATAGAGACCAACTTTACGAAGGTAGAGTCAATCCTATCGCATCCTTTCCAGGTCAAGGTGTAGTTGTATTCGGACAGAAAACACTACAAGCTAAACCATCTGCTTTGGATAGAATCAACGTAAGAAGACTATTAATCAGATTAAAGAAGTTTATCGCTTCTTCAAGCAGATTCTTAGTATTCGAACAAAACGATTCATCTACAAGAAGCAGATTCTTAAATATAGTTAATCCGTTCTTAGAATCAGTTCAAGCCAATAGTGGTTTGAGTGCATTCAAAGTTGTAATGGATGATTCCAACAATACTCCTGATGTCATAGACAGAAATCAGTTGGTTGGACAGATATTCATACAACCTACAAGAACTGCTGAGTTTATTGTATTAGACTTCTCAGTTCTACCAACGGGTGCTGCATTTCCTGAGTAATAGGGAGGTGTAAAACAATGAGAAAGGGGAACAATTTAGTTCCCCTTTTTTATTATATCTAAAAACTATGAAAAAACTATGAAATAATAAGGTAATATATTGTATCGATTTTTCAGTTTGTTTATATTTATATATGAAAGAATTAAACACTTATTAGGAGAACTGAAATGGCAGAACTAATCGATCCTTCAGAAATTATGTTTACACCATTTGAACCGAAAGTTAAAAATCGGTTTATTATGTACATCGAAGGAATCCCTGCATATTTAATAAGAGCAGCTGCTAGACCAGCTATCACATTCGAAGAAATCGAATTAAATCATATCAATGTTAAAAGATATGTAAAAGGAAAGGGTTCTTGGGAACCATTGGAAATCACTCTTTACGATCCTATTGTACCATCAGGTGCACAGGCAGTTATGGAGTGGGTTCGTTTACACAAAGAGTCTGTTACAGGTAGAGATGGATACTCAGATTTCTATAAGAAAGATGTTACATTTAATGTTTTAGGACCTGTTGGTGATAAAGTTGAAGAATGGACACTAAAAGGTGCTATGATTCAATCTGCTAACTTTGGTGACATGAATTTTGAAACCAACGAACCTAATGACATTACACTTACACTAAGATACGATTACGCTATCTTACAATTCTAAGAGGAGTTAATATGAATTTTTTCAGAGAAATGCTTTCTAGCGATGCTAAAATCTCTAGTAAAAGATTTGTCGGTTTTATGGCATTCTTTATGTTGATTTGTAGTTGGGGTGCTGATACCTTTTCTGCATTCGAAGTTAAAGATAAGATATTAGAATGCTTTATGTACATTTCAGTCGTTGGATTGGGTGTTACAGCTGCCGAAAAATTCGGTAAAAAATAGTTATAGTTCTAAACTAAATCATAGGAGTCAAATATGGCTGAAGTCAAATTCCCTACGGAAGTAGTGGATTTGCCGTCTAAGGGTTTACTATATCCAGAAGGTAGTCCCCTATCA